CACATATAAGAGTGTTATTAGATCTCTGTTACATCCATCAGGTACAGCATTGTTTGGCGAATTCCAAGTAACAAATACTTTCAACTTGGCTGCTGCTCTACAGTCTTTGGTAAAAGCGTTGGCTCTTACATTACAGGATTCAGTCGCAGAAGACGATGGTCTTATTACTTTCTTCACAACAAAGGTTTTATCTGAGTCGCAACCACAAACTGATTCAACAACAATTTACACAAGTAAAGCGTTGTCTGAAACAATTAATACCCCAAGCGATGCAACTACATTATTAACAACCAAGGTATTCGCAGAATCACAACCTCAGTCTGACTATGCGACAATTACAACAACTAAACCATTTACCGAATCAGTAAGTCCTACTGATGTGTATGCTATTGAAACGGATAAAGTCTTTGCCGATTCGGTTTCAGAATCTGACACAACTGTACTATACACCGCTAAATATCTTACAGAGACTGAGAGCCCAACGGATAATGGCTATGTAGCCTTAGATCCTTATTCTTTACCACTTGGGGAATATGCAGCCATCACCCCAATTTTTTACGATAACTCTATTAAACAAACATTCTAGAGTTAAATTATAACAGGAGATTTTAAATGAATATTCAAGAAAACATCAACCCAACAGGAAAACTTCGTGTTGTTCATACCAGTGCTACTGGCGAAACAATCAGCGATTTTGAAGTTCCAAACTTAGTTGTTACTGCTGGTAAATATTATATTGCTCAGAAAATGGTAGCTACAACAAACAGCCCAGTTTCTATGGGTTATATGGCTATCGGTACTGGAACTACAACTCCAGCTGCTGGCGATACTACACTTGGTACTGAAGGTGGTCGTGTTGCTTTGTCTGCTTCAACTGTATCTAACAATACTATTACTTACACTGCAACTTTCCCAGCTGGTACTGGTACTGGTGCTGTTACTGAAGCAGGTATTTTCAATGCTTCTTCTTCTGGTACTATGTTGTGTCATACAACTTTCCCAGCAGTTAATAAAGCGTCTGGCGATACTATCGCTATCACTTGGGTTGTTACAGTAAGCTAATCAAAAATGGCAAATTCATCTAATCTAATTAAAACTCTCTTTCATAAAACCATTGCGGAAGCAGTGTACAGAGAGATTTTATCCAATTCTGCAAGATATTATTATTTCTTGGGAAAAACATTGGCATGGTCAGATGAATACAATCCACCATTTCCAACAGACGATATTTCCTACGAAAAAGATACTAGAGATAATATTATTACATTGAAACAACTTCAGGCACAGGATGTGTCTTTCGTTGTTAATCGTATCAATTGGACATCAGGTAACATCTATGATCAATATGATGACCAATATTCAACTCAAGTTCTTGGTATAAATTTATTGTCTGGTGGTGATAACTATTTGACAGTTCCAACAGTTACTATTGACCCACCAGATCAAGCTGGTGGGATTCAAGCTACAGGAACTGCCGTAGTTTATAATAACTCTGTTGTCGGTGTTACAATTACAGCAAATGGTATGGGTTATACTAATCCACCAAAAGTTACAATCGTCGATCCAACTGGTGTTGGCACTGGCGCTACTGCTGTTGGAACAATTGGTAAATCTGCTAATGGTTACTTCAGATTAGAAGATTCTCAATATTATGTTATTACTTCAGAATATAATGTATACAAGTGTTTAGACAATAACAATGGCGCACCATCGATGGTTATGCCAACAGGAACAAGCGTATCTCCAATTTCCCTCTCTGATGGGTATGTTTGGAAATACTTGTTTAATATTCCTATTGCTTTAAGAATTAAGTTTTTAACAGATAGTCAATTCCCAGTTGTTACTGCTCTTAATCAGCAGTTCTATTCAAATGGTGGATTGAATGCAGTTACAATTACCAATCCAGGAAGTGGTTATACCAATGCCACTTTAACTGTTCAAGGTGATGGTTATCAAGAGGCAGATCCAGTATTTTTATCTGGTGTTCTTGTAACAAACAATGGCGCCAACTATCTTGATGGCGACACAATTTCTATCAGTGCTCCAGTTGTTGCTACAGCAAACTGGGCACCTTCTACCGAGGTTTTCCTTGGTAATGTTTTACACGAAACAACTAATAATAACTACTATCGTGTTATTCAAGCAGGAACAACATCTACGATTCCTCCTGCAATTACATACGGAACTACTCAAGACGGAACTGCAGCTTTACAGTTTATTGGTCAAACAGCAACTGCCTTCCCTTCCTTTGGCGTTGGTGGTGTTACTAGTGTAACAATAACAAATGGTGGTTCACTTTATACAGCAGCACCAACTGTTACATTTTCGGCTCCAGTTTCTGGTGGAACAACTGCCACTGGTCATGCTGTTCTTGGTGGTGGATCTGTTTCTGGTGTTGTTATTGATAACCCAGGATCTGGTTATACATATGCTCCAACTGTTACATTCACAAATGCATCTGGAGACACAACAGGAAATGGCGCTGCAGCAACTGCTATCAGTCCTGCAGGTTCTATCGGTATTAATTTACTTGGTGGAGTTCAAGCAGTCGATCTAACTGCATATGGAACAGGATATACTTCTGCGCCAACTGTTACTTTCTCTGCTCCATCAATTACTTTTAATGGCTCAATTGTTAATACTTCCTCAGAAACTATTACCATTGGCGCTCACTGGTTTGCTACTGGCGACCAAGTATTATATAACAATGGTGGTGGAACAACAATTGGTGGACTGGTTAATAATACAGTTTACTATGTTATTAAAGTTTCATCTACAATTATTAAATTGGCAGCAAGCCACTCTGATGCTCTAGCTGGAAATGCAATAAATTTAACTGCAGCAGGTGTTGGTGTTGCTCATACTATCGCAAACACAACTAATATCGCTCAAGGTATTGCTGTAATGTCGCCAACAGGTGTTGTTCAAAGAATTACAATTACCAATGTTGGTAAAAATTATACAACACCACCAACAGTAACAATTGGTACATCATGGACTGCATCAACTGCTGTTACTTTGGGTCAACAGTTCTTTGTCAATAATCGTTTATACACAGTTACTACTGCTGGTACTACAGGTTCAACTGCTCCAACAGGAACAGGATTGGGAACTGCCTATGCCGATGGTACTGCTTATTTGACTTATGTCGGCGCAGCTGCGAAGGGTATCGCTGCTCTTAGATATGGTTCAGGATATTCAGGAAACCCAGTAATTACTATTAACAGTACTCACGGATCTGGTTTTGTTGGAGCATTTGAATCCATTAAATCTGAGGCGCAATTAATTCCAATTATTGTTAATGGTCAAATAACAGATATTCGTATTGATAATCCAGGAGTTGGTTATTCAACTGCTTTGATTACAGTTACTGGTGATGGCTCAGGCGCTTCTGTTGTTCCAAATTTATCCGTTGGTAATATTGAAACTTTACAAGCAAATAATGAGTTATTAAGCGTTCCAGGAACTATCGACAACTTCCCTGTTATAAGTGGTGGTTATGGATACGGAACTGCCAATGTTGTTATTGAAGGCGACGGAACTGGCGCTGCAGGAACATGCGTAATCGACAATGGTGTTATTACCAAAATTAATGTAAGCAGTTATGGTTCAGGATATACCTACGCCAATGTAACAATTAATGGAAACGGATATGGCGCAGAGGCTCGTGCCGTTGTTTCTCCATATTTGGGCGATGGTAAAGACGCATACTCAGAATTATATGCAACGACTCTGATGTTCTACAGTAATGTTTCTTTGGACACCAATCAAGGATTTACTGTAAATAACGACTATCGTCAAGTTGGTATTATTAAAAACATCAGAAAATACAACTCAACAAACAGATTCGACTCTGTTTTGGGTTCTGCATGCTGGGTTATCTCTGGAACTTATGATGTAAACTCATTTAAACGAGATATGATTTTAAGAATCCAAAGAGGTGTTGACTCAAATAGCAACCCAATCTATAAAGAGTATATTATTGTTTCTGTAAATGGCACTGGAACTTCTATGCTAGTTCAATCATTAAACAATGATGTTCCTGCAGTTTCAGATGTTATCTACAATCCAAATAACCAATTCTTTAGTATTTCTGGTGTCGGTGCTCCAACTGCTGATAAATATACTGGTGATCTATTGTATATTGACAATATCGCAGCCTTTACCCCATCTCAGGATGAGACAGTTACACTAAGAACTGTTATTACATTCTAAACTAAATAGTATAGAATTTAACCAAAGAAGAACGAAAGATGACTATTAATTTTAATACCGAACCATATAATGACGATTTCTCGGCAGACAATAAATTCTACAGAATTTTGTTTCGCCCATCGTTCGCTGTTCAGGCTCGCGAATTAACTCAACTACAGACAATCCTTCAGAATCAAATTCAAAGTCAGGGTAATGCGATCTATACACAAGGATCAATGGTTATCCCTGGACAAATTTCTATCGACACCAATGCACACTTCGTTAAGCTGCAACCTTCTTATGGTGGTGTTGTTACAGAATCTTTCATTCAGAGCACTCTAAACAAATATATCACTGGTTCAAGTGGTATCAAAGCACAAATTATTGCCGTATCCTCTGCTACTGCAAGCGATCCATCAACAATTTTTGTTAAGTATACATCTTCTTCTACTTCTGGAACACAAAGTGTATTTGCCGATGGCGAAGTTATTACTTTGGACGATGGAACAAACTCTTTCCAAACCATTTCAGTATTGGGTTCTACAACACCACAAGCGACTGGTATTGGTTCTTTGGCTTCTATTGAGCGTGGTATTTACTATGTTAATGGATTCTTTGTTCTTTGCTCAGACCCAGTTACTGGTGGTGCACAGACAATCGTTCTTGACAAGTATGACAACACTCCTTCTTATCGTGTTGGTTTAACAATTGTTGAATCGTTAATTGTTCCTGAAGATGATGCAACTCTTCTTGACAATGCTCAAACTTCTTATAACTATGCAGCTCCAGGTGCTCATCGTTATCATATTGACTTAATTCTAACTAAACTGCCACTCGGTAGCACTGACGACCAAAACTTTATTGAGTTGTTAAATGTTAATAGTGGTGTTTTAAAGCGTCTTGTTAACACTACTCAATATAGTGTTTTAGAAGATGAATTGGCTCGTCGTACTTTTGATGAAGCTGGTAACTATACTGTTAGCCCATTTACTATTGATGTTCGCGAAGCTCGTAATAATAATCGTGGAACATGGGCAGCTGGTCAAACATATTTGATCGGGGATGTTGTTACATATAATGGTAACACTTATACATCTGCCAGCGTAAACCCAACTGTTTCAGTTTCTATTCCACCATCACAGACTAGCGGATATGCTTATGATGGTCCAGGATCTACTGGTGTTTACTGGCAATATACTGCCAACCCAGTTTATAATCGTGGTATCTCTTTAGATGGTAGCGATGATAATTTGGCAATTGGTTTAGAGCCAGGAAAAGCGTATGTATCTGGATATGAGATTAATAAAATTTCTACAGAGTATGTAACAATTCCTAAGTGCCGTGATTCAAACCATCAAGTTCAAGTAACTGCTGCCACTGTTCCACAAACTGTTGGTAACTATGTTTTGGTTGAGGGTATTAATTCTTGCCCACCAATCGACACTTATGCCAATGTTGCACTATACAATCAATTTACAACACTTGGTGCTAAGACAGTTACTCTTACTGGAACACTTACTGCAACTACAAGTAGCGTTGCCGTTACTGGTTCAGGAACATCATTTACTACTCAATTAGCAGTTGGTTCTGTTCTTTATAACGGAACAACTTATGTTGGTACAGTTGCAACCATTACAGATAATACTCACATAACATTAGTTGCTTATCCAACAATCGTATTATCAGGTGCTACTTGTACTACTACTGGACAAGGTTTCCAACCTTCAGGAACTCAAACTGGTACTGCTCGTGTTCGTGCCATCGAATGGGATAATGGTTCTATCGGAACTAACACTTCTCAATATAAATTGATGTTATTTGATATCAACATGTTCCCAAATGTTGTTGAAGGTGGTCAATATGACTTCGCAACTGATGTTAAGTCATTCTACTACAATAATCCAGCTGGTGGACCTGCAGTTGATTTTACTGCAGATATCGTTCCACAAAATACTCAATTAGTTGGTTCAGTAACTGCTTCAAATAGCACTACAATTACTGGTTCAGGAACATCTTTCCAAACAACATTGGAAGTTGGTGATTATGTTCAGCTTGGTAACAATACAGCAAACAT